AAATTAAGTGGTAATGGATTAAAAAAGAAATGAGGTCAGAAGCAGAAACTATAGAAATGGAAAGTACTGAGGAATATAGGACTAATACAACTGTTCATCTTGTAAGAATTAGTGGTGATGTAGAGCATATGAAAGAATCACTTGCTTCTGTTCTTATGCATTTAGAAAAGATTAATGGAAGATTAAGATATACAGAAAATTCTATTTCTGCAATTAAAGCAATTGGAATTACTATAACAACATTTTTGACAATAGCAATAGCATTAATAGGAGTATTGAAATGATACCATTATGGCTAGGAAAGTTTGTTGCAACACGAGTTATTAAAGCAATTAAATATAGAATTGATTTAAAGAGGATTGATAAGTATGTTAATAAGCCAAATGAACTTGATAAACAAATGAAGCAGATAGTGAAAACTAATTCAAAGATATTAAGAGAAAATGAGGAAATGCAGAAAGATATTGCTATATTAAAAAGAGATGCTCATCCTCCTCAAGAATATATATGTTGTAGAAAATGTGGATGCAAGATAGCTAAAACTAAAGTTAAAAAAAGGAGATAAATATGGAGTTTATGCAAAATAATTGGCAGATAGTTGTGATAGTTTTTTTCATCATTGAAAAAATAATTCGAATTTCGCCAACTAAATCAGATGATATTATATTTGATATGATATTAAAACCATTGTTTGAAAAGTTTAAACCTAAAAAATAATGGCTAGAAAGGTATGGAAAATAGATAAGTTCGATGGGGGTTTGAATGATTTTTCAGACCCTAAAGATATTAAAGCTAATGAATTTACAAATATACAAGATGTATATATATCAAAAGCTGGTTCAATAACACCTTTAGGTAGAGCTTTAAATTCTACTGTTGTGCCTAAAACAGCAACAAGTGGTCTTATTTCTGGTGAAGGAGCGTATGCATTAAAAACTAATAACTCATTTGAAATAAACTATAATATATTGGGCAGTGATGCTCCTACAGGTTTTACACTAGCTCATACAACAGAAGCTACCGATGGAGAATATGCTAGAGCTCAATTTAAAATAACAGATATGGTATGGGTTTTTACTAGTAGCAATGATAATGTTCCACCTGAAGGATATTATTATCATGATGACTTAATAATGTCTCAAGGGGCTTTAAAACTTACGATGTATTTGGATACAACAGCAATTACTACTGAACAAACTGTACTAACCATGAATGGGACAGGTACTGGAGCTTCTTCTTGGTGGACACAAGCAACATCAAATGATACTTTCGATGGAGAAGGAACAGATGAATTTTATCCAGGTCCTTCATCTTTATCTGACACTAATCCAATTTCCCTTCATTGGGCTCGTCCTTATAATATATGGAGTAGAGAGCAAGATTTAATTCCTGGGAATGATACAATACCAGTTGGTGGAGGATGGAGTAGTAATCAGGACCCTATTGCTAATGCGAATTATAATGGAATGTTTTATCAAGAAGATGTTCAAGCTACATTGATATATGGTTGGGATTGGTTAGGTTGGCAACAGTTGACTCTGTGGGGTATTGTAGATAATGGACTTAATTCTTGGGATAAACCTTTAGGAAATCATCTTAGATATGGATTAGGTCCTTATAAGTTTAGAGGTTTTGATATAAACGATTTTCCTGTTCCTGCAGGTGGAGAAACTACAGATTATGTGCCTATGGCTGGTACTGGAGATTTAGGAAATGGTGTGTATTTTGAGTTTAATATGACAGATGCTAGTTATATTATTAAACCTGTGCCAGTAGGTTGGGATACTATAGATTCATCTATTGGACCTTCTGTTGAATTAGGATATCAGCATATATTATGCACAATTTATTATAATTTAAAAGCAGCTATAAATACATATTCAGACACAAGTGGTATACAATGTGAATGGACTGATGGAGTAGGTGCAGACCAGTTAGCTGGATTAGAAATTTGGGCTACTGATGTTGGAACAGACTTTAATAATAAAGATATAGAATTTACTTTAAATTCATCAGGTCTGGAAGGTACTGTTACTCAAGTAACTCAAACAAGAGGAACAACTAATGTTGATTTATTATCATCTGAAGATAATACTTATGTAGAAAGTAATCAAGTAGATGTTGATAGAGAGAATGGGATAGTATTGTCAGGGCAAACATTTATGTCAGGTGGAGCAACTATAACACCAGATGTATATACTATTACTTTTACAGGAGGAACCCTTAATGGGAATATAATAAATATTTCTATAAATCCAACAGGAGATAATGTAACTCAAACTGATATAGAAATGGTAAATACTTATAGTAGTTTAGGTGCTTTAGCTACTGCAGTAGCATCTGAAATAAATACTATAAGTACTATAACTGCTAGTGCAGACGGTGCTGTAGTTACTGTTACAGGTACAGCAGCTATTGTAAATGGATTTGAAATTGAAATACTGATTACTCCAGATGATACTTGGTTTCCTCCAAATGATGGAGATTTTTATTTTCAAACAGAAGAAGATGAGCAATATATTTTATTAAGTAAATCTGGAGAAACCCAAACAGGGTCTGCTACTCAATATAAAAGTACTTTTAAAATATTTAGTTCTAATAATGGTTCATGGAATGATATATTTTCAGATGATACTATAACTAGTGAAAATGAACAAAGTCTTTCTTTTTTTAATTGGTATTATCTTGCAGCTCAAGACAATAAGCCAATATTTATAAGTAATGGTCAAAGAGCTTTTATAGCTGATGCTAACTTTAATTTAGATAATAATAATAAATATTTTTCATTTATAGATAATAGTCACTTTTTTAATGACCCTGCTCCTGATGATGATACTAATAATGGATTTCTTTTTCATGGAAGAACATTTGGATTCTTTATAGAAGATTCAGTTAAAAAATGGGTATTTACAGAAGGGTCAACAAAAAATAATAAATGGACTTTCCCAGATAATATGGGTGTTAGAATAGATGCAGCTGCAGCTGTTACTACAGATTATGCAATGACAGACTCTAAAATGGAGTTTAAAATATATGCAGGCGCAAGTGAAGGTGTAGATTGGTCAGGTAATATAAAGATTTATCTTGCAGCTGTTTATGATGATGGAAGTGAATCATTACCTGGACATCAGTTTACTTTTTCTGGTGGGGTTCAAACACTTGATTTAACTGGTGAAGCATCTACTTTAAAAATAGAATGTAGTATTAGACCTCAAAATGATATAAGGGACTTTTTATTTAGTGATAGAAGAATAACAGGTGTAAGATTATATTACTCTAGTGATGAAGATGATTTTGAAATATTTTGGAATTTAGGATTAATAGATTTTAATAAAGGTTTTATAAGAGCAGCAGAAATTCAAACGTTAGATGATACTACTGGAAATGTATCAAGATATGTTTGGTCAGATAATGGAACTACCATAAGTCCTTCAGTTAGATTGTGGGATATAGACGCTGCTAGCAATAATCAAATTATTGAATACACAACTCAGCCAAGAGTAGATGATTATACTAGTATAAATCAAATAGAATTAACTGGTAGTTTAATGCCAACAACTTTAGATGTTAGATATAAAGCTATTTGTATAGCTGGAAGAAGAGCTTTTATTGGAAATTTAAAAGTGACAGATAATAATGGAACAAGATATTATAATGATAGAATGCTATTTAGTCCACAAAATAACTTTGATATTTTTCCTAATTCTGATAGTAATATATTAGATATAGAAACTCATGATGGTGATGAAATTATTGCGTTAGCTTCTTATGGTGATAAAGTAATGCAATTTAAAAAGAATATATTATATATAATAGATATAGCTGGCGAAGCATCTAATTGGACAGTTGTAAATAGAGAATTATATAAAGGTATATTAAATAGTCATTCATTTTGTGAAACAGATAATGGTATTTTTTGGTTTAATGATTATGGTGCTTATATGTATGACGGAGAAGAAGTTAAAAACTTATTTTCAAGTGAAGAAGATGAACTTATAAATAGAATAAATTTAGAAACTTGGGCTAGTTTTATATCCTCTGATTCTGTATGTGGATTTAATCCAAAATCTAGAGAAATATTTGTTGTTAAAAAAACTACTCATGGAACTGAAACAGACGGTGACTGTTATGTTTATAATTTAATATCTAAAGCATGGGTAAAAGGTGCTAATAAATTTTATACTGGTAATACAATAACTAATTTTATTAATATAGGTGATTTAAAACAATTAGGATTTTTTACAGATGCAGATAGAATTCCTCCTGAACCTAAAGGAGAAACTGACCAACCAGGAGTACCTTTCTAATGGCAAAAATAGCGAAATTAAGATTATGGGAAGATAATCCTGAAAATGATATTAGTAAAGATATTATTATTGAAACTAAACTAAATGATTTTGGAAATCCTTTAACTCATAAAAGTATTTTAGGGTTTTTTGCTAATAGTACTCAAGGTTCTCTTAACCATACGTATGGGTGGACTGTATTTTACAGAATAAGTACAGAACATCCATATAATTATTTAACAGCTTTTGGAAATGTTGTTACATCAGATTCTGATAATTCAAATGTAAGTCATTACTTTTCAGATATTTTAAGTGCGCCTATTGAATTGTATACTATGCAATTAAAACTTGAAGGAAGTTATATTCAGGGTAGAGCTGGTATTAATGATTTTGGAGTAATATATAGACAACATAGAGAAGTTCAAATAGATAGATTTGATGAAACTCAATAAATTAAAATCTAAAATAAATTCTAAACAAAAATCTGTTTCTTCTGGAAGTGGAACTCCTGGCATTAAAGAAGGTAGAAATGGAGATTTAACTGTAAGAAATATTGCAGGTAGAGGTTTGTTTTTATATTATAAATTTAATGGGAAATGGTACTCTACAAGACTTAATAAAATACATCCTAAATATGCCGAAGATAAAGAATCTGTTATTGTTCCTAAAGGAAGAAAGTCTAGAAAACTTGGTGAATTAACGTTAGATAGTTCTAATAATCTGCAGTTGTGTAAAAAAGCAACAACAGGAGTAAATAAACAACAACAAATTGTAAGTATGAATAGTGATAATAAGCTTGATATAAGTGAATTTAAAACTCTTGCAACAAGAGGGACTAGTCATACTTCAACTGATATGAAGATTGAGAATCAAGATGGACATGCTAGTTTATGGCTTAATACTGCTGTAGCTTCAACAGACTATGATGCTTATATATTTTTAACAGGATTTAGCGGAGAAGCACATAAACTTTGGTCTTTAGGAATAGATAGGAGTGATGCTAGTAAATTTAAAATAGACCACACTTCCCAAGGTTTAGGAATAGCTTTACCAAATCCTGTTGGTAGTAATACTAAATTAACCTTAACTAGTGCAGGTGCATTAACTACTGCTGGCTCAATAACAGATGGTTCTGGAAATACTTTAAGTGCTCATCCAATAACAGCTCTTAATAGTGCAACTGAAAATGAACTTGTTACAGTAGGTGCTACTACAACAGAACTTGATGCTGAAGCAAATCTTTTATTTGATGGAACAGGTTTAAAAATCAAAGAAGCAGCAGATGCTAGTTCAGATACAGCAGGATATGGGCAAATATGGGTAGATACTG